CAAGAACTATAGCCTTCCCCCCGGTGGGTATGGCGCAGAACCGCCCCCCGGTCTAAGCCGCAATCCTGACCTTGTTCCTCTTCCAAAGAACCCTGTTTCAATGGTTTCGGCAGCGCCGCTCCCGTCCTCCGGTGGGTTTTCCTCATCCGGTGGAACGCCCAGCTTTGGTGGCGGGGGAGGTGGCGGCGGTGGACCAAGTGTTTCTGTCGGTGGCGGCGGCGGAGGTGGCGGTTCAGCCCCAAGGGCCGCAGCGGCTACCACGGGTGGTGGATCACTTGGAACAGTCTCTGCTTCTGACTTTGGGTTTCAGGGCATCGGCGGAATCAACCGTGACTATCGGTCCCCCATCGTCGGCAGCGGTCGCACGGTTGACTTTGGTACGCCCTCACGACAGCTTGCGTATGATCTGAACTTGCCTGCGATTCAGCAGGCTGCAATGAACCCGAACAGCTACAGAAGCTATCTGTCGCAATACAAGCAACTCTTCGGCTAAGGAGAACACCAATGGCAAACCTCACCCGCGCAATCAGCACCGCCAAGTATGGTCAGGCAGCTTCCCCCCGTGCAAAGCAGCAAGATGTTTCCATCGAAATGAATCAGGACATCGTTCGTCAGGGCATTGTTCCGAGGACCTATGCTGAAGGCGTGTCCATCCCTGCCGCACCCAAGGGCGAACAGACTGCCCGTGGCTTTGGGGCGATGCTTCGCCCTCAGAAGTATACTGTCAGCTAATGAGAGGTAGTAAATGGATCCGCTCACACTCTTAGCCACGGCAAAGGTAAGCTATGAAGCCCTCAAGGCGGGCATCGCTGTGGGCAAAGAGTTGCAGGGTATGGCAAAGGACCTTGGTTCTTTGTTTGACAGCGTAGCCGCGATCACTCGTGTCGCGGCGGATCCAAAGGGAAGCCTGATAGCTGGGAAATCAGCCCAGCAAATTGCGATGGAGGCTTATGCCGCAAAGGCTGAAGCCGACTCGATGATGGAAGAGTTGAAGAACCATTTCATCGGCGAGTTTGGAATTGCTGCATGGGATCAGGTTCTGTCACACACTACACAGATCAAGAAGGATATGAAGGCGGCGGCCCTTGAGGCCGAGAAGGAGCAGGAAGAGTTGATGCACAACATCATGGTTTGGGGTTCTGCCATCCTAACGGCTGTTCTTATCATCGCCATTATCATCCTCTTCCTCATCGGCGTCGTTCATCGTTAGGAGCTACACGTGGATCTCATCGCTAAGTTTGGACCTTTGCTTGGACAGATCGCACCCTCCATCGCCGCTGCGTTGGGGGGTCCTCTTGCCGGGGTCGCCGTCAAGACCCTGTCGAGCGCCCTGTTCGGGCACGAGGACGCATCAGAGGATCAGATTTCCGAGGCAATGGCGTCGGCATCCCCCGACCAACTTGCCGCCATCAAAAAGATCGACGCCGACTTCAAGGTTCAGATGAAGTCCTTGGACATCGACCTTGAACGCATTGCTGCCGGGGACCGTGATAGCGCCCGTCAAATGCAACGGGAAACGAAGGATTGGACCCCGAAGGCGCTGGCTTTTTGCATTACGTTTGGGTTCTTTGGAGCGTTGGTTTGGATCCTTGTATTTGGAATCCCTAAGACGGGGACAGAAGTCCTTCTCATGATGCTTGGGTCACTCAGCACTTCATGGACCGGCGTCGTGCAATTCTACTATGGGTCCAGCGCTGGATCGAAAGCCAAGACTGACGCCCTCACCGGGAAGGACAAGTGAGATGAAAGAGAACTGGGACACCTGTTTTGCCATGGTTTTGAAGCACGAAGGTGGTTTTGTGAACCATCCGAAAGATCCGGGCGGAATGACAAATCTGGGAGTTACCCGCACCAACTGGGAACTCTATCTGGATCACGACGTGACCGAGGCAGACATGCGGGCGCTGACGCCCGAGATGGTCAAGCCCTTCTACAAGAAGAACTACTGGGACCGGATCAGGGGTGACGAGTTACCCTCTGGGGTGGACTATGCTGCCTATGATCTGGCCGTGAACTCTGGCACGGGCCGGGCAGCAAAGTACCTCCAACGCATTGCTGGCGTAACGGAGGACGGGGTCATTGGACCACAGTCCTTGAAGGCCATTCAGAAGTGCGATGCCGAGTCGGCAGTTGATGCCCTCTGCACCATGCGCCTGAACTTCCTCAAGGGCCTCAACACGTTTGACACCTTTGGAAAAGGTTGGACCATCCGCGTCTACGACGTGATGGCAAAGGCGACGGAAATGGCATGATGGCTAAGAAACCGATCTGGGATAAGTCACGACCGTCCGGGCTTGGCGCTCCAAAGAAGCTGTCATCTAAGCAGAAGACCTCTGCCAAAGCGGCGGCGAAGAAGGCCGGTCGCCCATATCCAAACCTTGTGGACAACATGATGGCCGCGAAGAAAGGGAAGTGATGGCTAGGTCACCCGCATGGCAGCGCAAGGAAGGTAAGTCCCCCAAGGGCGGGCTCAATGCCAAGGGCCGAGCTTCCTACAACAAGGCAAACCCCGGAAAACCGGGGTTGAAAGCTCCGCAGCCGGAGGGTGGTCCCCGCAAGGCAAGCTTCTGTGCCCGCATGACAGGTATGAAGAAGAAATTAACTAGCGCAAAGACAGCCAACGATCCAAACTCCCGCATCAACAAATCCCTTAGAGCGTGGAAATGTTGAGGTGCTGACAGAAAATCAAGGAAACAAGAATGACAGATGTTTACATTATTGACAGATTGATTAAAGTAATCCGCGAGCGGCAGCAAACTGTCACTGAAGCGATCACAGAAGGCTCGGTTCAGGATTTTGCCGCTTTCCGCCACCTCCGGGGAAAACTCGAAGTGTGGAAGGAAGTTGAGGATGAACTTCGCCTTCTGCTGAAGAAACAGGAAAGACATGACGAGTAGTCTGATACTCCCAATGCACCTTCAAGCAAAGCTTGAGAAAGAAAATGTTTCACGTGAAACATCTGATTCGGGGGCGCTAGACGCTGCCTTTGTCCCCGAGGCAGACAGGGTTTTTGACCCAACGAAACTCCCAGACACAGCCCTTGCCCGTCTCCCGCAGCCCACGGGCTGGCGACTTCTTGTGCTTCCCTACCGTGGGAACGCCAAGTCAAAGGGCGGCATTCTCTTTGCGGATCAGACGGTTGAGCAGAACAGCCTAGTCACGGTTGTGGCTTATGTACTGGCTGTCGGCCCAGATGCGTACTGCGACAAGTCCAAGTTTCTGAACGGCGCATGGTGCAAGAAAGGTGATTGGGTAATCATCGGTCGCTACGCCGGGGCGCGTTTCAAGATTGAGGGTGGGGAAGTCCGCATCATCAACGATGACGAGATCATCGCAACAATCGCTGATCCTTCAGACGTCTCCAACGTCTAGCAGCGCAGCAATGGAGATTGCTATGTCAGAAAACGGTGAAGTGGAAGACGACGGCTCTGTCGAGATCACTCTTGAGGATACCGAGTCTACAGAAACCCCCGTCGTAAAGAAGGTCGAAGTCTCTTCTGGGGACACGGACCTTCAGGACCATTCCGAATCTGTCAGGAAACGGATTGACAAGCTGACCTACCGGGTCCGGGAGGCCGAACGCCGCGAACAAGCTGCGCTTGAGTTTGCCAAGGGCTTGAAGGGTCAACTGGATACCTATCAGGAACGGGCTCACGTCCTTGACCGGACATTGGTCAACGAGTTTGACACCCGCCTGAAGGCCGAAGAGAAGATGGTCAAGGACGAACTTCGTCGTGCAATTGACGAGGGGAATGTTGACGCTCAGATCACCGCTCAGACGGCTCTTGCAAAATTAGCTGTGGAAAACGACAAGCTAAAGCAATCCAAAAATCGCCGGGACAACGAGGATCGGCAGAGGGCCGCGATCCAAGCCGCGCCTCCCCCGAGGGTTGAGCAGCAGGCCCCCCGCCCGGATCCAAAGGCCCAGTCTTGGGCGGAACGGAATGAGTGGTTTGGCAATGACAAGGCCATGACGGCCACGGCCTATGCAATTCATGCCGATCTTGTCGAGGTTGAGGGCTTCGATCCAACCTCGGATGACTACTATCAGGAGCTGGATAACCGGATCCGCAACGAGTTCCCCCACAAGTTTAAGGCTTCTCAGGGGAACACCCGCCCACAGCCTGCCGTGGCTTCCGCCCGGACGACCGTGAAATCCAGCAGCAACAAGATGAAGCTGACAGAAAGTCAGATCCGAGTTGCCAAGTCGCTGGGAGTTAGTTTAGAAGAGTATGCTAGACATGCTCGGATACAGCAGCAGGGTTAGTCAGATGACTGTTAACCGTACGCCTAGATCAGAGACTGTCCGCGACAAAGAGTCGCGCCCACTTGTGTGGAAACCACCGTCCACTTTGGACGCACCCCCGGCTCCCGAGGGTTACACGCACCGCTGGATCCGCATGGAGGCCAACGGCCACGACGACCGGAAGAACATTTCCGCACGTACACGCGAAGGCTTTGAGCTGGTTCGCGCCGAGGAATACCCTGATTGGGATCT